TATGAAAGTCATAAGACTGGTTTTTACTTGTGAAGTGGAGTTTAACTGCCAAATAGATTTTATATACTTCAAAACCATTCACTTTTATATTGGTAGTTTTGCTGTCTTTTCTTTCAACATATTAAGATTCTGTGCCTCAAATGCTATCTTCTCTTTGAGATTTTTATTAATCATAGACTTCGTTGTTCCTGGATCTATGCCATTATCTGCACAGTATAGTACCACAGCGTCTATATAACTAATTCTTTTTTTTCTTACTATGTCCTCAACTAACATAGCAAACTTGTTTGGTGTAATTATGCTCATGTGTAATGCAAATAACTTCCTACCATGTATTTTGGTTTCTCAACTGGTTTCATACCTGCATGAACCCAAGGCCATAAAGGTGGGAACATTAACATAGAGCCTTGCTTACATGGTGACGCTAACCCTAATTGAGGAAAGTTAGTTTCTCCTCTTTCATTATCATCTAGATATATAAAAAATACTAGAAATCTTTTAGCAGATTCAACATTGATAGAATCTACATGAGGAGCAAATTCATCTTTATCATTTGCTAAATATCTTTTTAATCTTATTTGCTCAAAAGCATATTGTTGAGGCCATTGTGTTGAATGTATTGCACAATCTTTTTTGTATTGATTCACATATTTACTATAAAGATTTGATAGTTGAGCCACATCCTCTTGGTATTCTAAATGTTGATTGAAATTAATTTGTGTAAATGACATTGGACCTTGGTCATGAGATTCATGGTGCTCTGTATTCTTTTCGAATCTATGAATCAGGTCTTTACAATAACTAGGATCTAAAACATCTTTGTATATTTGTATATAATTATTCATATGTCTATTATACTATATTTTTTTGCTTTTGTCAAGGTCTGATTGTCGAATTGTTGGATCATAAATCTCTTTTGTTGCTTCACTTCCTGACATATATCCAATGCCATAAGCACAAGCCATTAATATTGATACTGGTAATAGAATGGTAACGATTTCGTACATAATAATCTCCTTTTATATAGTGCCAGTTTCTGTTGCAAGGTACTGGCAAACCCCTAACAGCCTAGGCTGCTAATGCATACTGATTATAGTTTGCGTTTAAAATGAACTTAAAGTCTTCCGACTATCCTCTCCAATGCGATTTCTAGTCAACGGTCAATCCTATTTCGCCCCCTAATTCGGTCTATCTAGGATTGGTGGAGGCGCTCGGTACTGCCCCGAGGTCCCTATTGTTTACTCTCATCATCTTCATCAAGAATCCTGTTTCCTTCACTATCAAACCAATGCCAATTTAAACCATATCCTAATATGCAAGTTAGTCCACCTGCAATCTGTGGCATTGTCATAAAAAAAGTGCCTGAATCTCTTTCATCATTGTGTCCAAAAGATATTATACCTAATAGTTGACCAAAAGGTTGTCCCCCTTGTCTAACTTCACCAATTAGTATTTGACTTTCTCCCATCAAATCTTGTGATGTTTTAAGCACAAAACCTGTTTCACCACAATACACAGGCATTTGTTGTGGTATTAATCCTTGATACCCTTCATTTTCTTGTATGTTTGGTATACTCTCATCTGGATTAGGATTAGGTATTGCTCTAACCTCTTTTGTAATAATTAAGAAAAAAATAATTATAAAAGCAAACTTTATAAAATTAATCAGCCTTAAATGTTTCATTGAACTCCTTTATTGCAGGACCTAATAAAGACAAATAATCATTTTTGTTTTTAGTAAATGTTTGTACACCACCATCTTCGGTGACTATGAGGATTACAACTTGTTCAATAGGTTCTTTAAATGTTTCTTCATACATCTCACAATATGCAGAACCTTGAATGAAATAATTTTCTATCCATTCCTCTTTCTTTTCTTTAGTAGAGGTTTTAAAATCTATTACAGATAGTTTGCCTTTATATTCTGCTATGCAATCTACACGCCCTGCAACACCCCATTTGTCGCTGTATAGGCCGCCTTCTTGCATCCTAATACTATTTATATTATCTAACTCAGGTTTTAATAGTGTGAACAATGCGACAGGTAGCACATCTTGTTTTGATAGTTCTTCGTTGTTTAAATAGTTTTCAACTAAAGTATGTACAGCAGTTCCTCTTTTAGCTGCACCTCTCATAATATTATTTGCAACATCATTACCAACAGATTCACGCCATCTAACTATACCTTCGTTATTTCTGCCTGATAAAACTGTCGTAATTGATGGATATTTTTTACCTTCTGGAGTAATATAAAAGCGTTTACCTTTTATAGTTTCAGTAGATATATCTGGTAGTTTTGTTGTAAGGCTAACATGATTAAATGTTTTCATGTCGTACCTATCTTGTAAAAATGCGTTCAATTTATTCATAGTATTATTATAACAGGTTTATTAGATTATGTCAAGCGCTAATTTAGTAGTTTCTTCAACTCGTCTAGTCCAACCTTTGCCGAAAGTAGCAAAAGTAGATAAATCTTCATAATATTCTTGCCTCATAGTTTGATATTTTTCTATTGTTTCTTCAATTGTATTTTCTTTTACATATTCATTGACTTTTGCTAAAGTATTAGGTCCGATACCACCATCTACTGTGGTGCCAATCATTCTTTGTAAGAACTTTGCTGCTCTACCTGGTCCTGCATTTACGCCAAAGTCAAATACACAAAGGTCTAAACCACTAGGTAGATCATCACATTTCATTTTACCCCAATATCTCTCTATGTAAATAGGTGCTACATCAGCAACAACTAAATCTTTCATATCTTTTTTGCCACCAAATTCTTCATACACTTTTTTGGTTACGCCAAGATTCGTTTCGCCACCAGGATCTTTAGGATGGTTTACATAACCACCTTCATGATGTAATATCGCTTTTAAACTTGATTCTAAATTGTCTTTCATTATTTTCCCCTTGTGATTTCTATTATCTTTTTAACTTGTGCTTCTATAACTTGAGCTCTATTAGGCCAATGTATATACGCCTCTGGTGATTTTGCTAATTTAATTAATAAGGGTATGATAAGTTTTTCTAGTTTAGCAAATTTATCTTTCATATCTTTGCCAAGACTATCTTTTCTTAAATCATACTCATCATCCATTTGCTTTTTAGCAATATCTAATTCTGTTTGATTCTTTTCGTTTACTGCTGTTTTAGTAGAATTAATTAGAGATAAAACTTTATCTAATTTACTATCTAATCTATTTACAATATCGCTAGATACTGCCTTAGCAGTACTATCTGCTGTTTGTTTTACAACTGTTTCTGTTTGTTTAGATTGTTCTTCGGATGGTTTCTCTTTGACAGAGGTAAAACCCCAATCACCATCACCCTCAAACCCATCTAAAAAATCAAAGTCTGCCATGTTTATTCCTTAATTGGTGTAGCTACACACTTGTTAGATACATTATCGGATTGACCCCTCAACTTCGTGACCATTGCTGGCGTGTTGGAGTGTCTCGATAGTATCATTTATATTTATCTTCCTCCGCCTTTAGACTTACGGACTCTATGTTTTTTTATTGTCTTTTCAATTTGTGTTTGTTTAACACTCTTTTTACCATATCGTTCAGCAAGATTACTAGCAGGATGTGCTTCTGATATTTTAGACATTACCTCTTTCCAACCATTATCAGTTTTACTATCAACACTACCCACACTTGATACAATATTCATTTGTGTAGGTGGTAATAATTCAATAGTATCAGTTTTGATAAGTTCTTCCATTTCAGAAATCATCATCAACTCTTCCCATACTTCACCTGTATGATGATCTTTAAATCTATATGTTGGCATTCTCTTGCTGTCTCCATTCTTTTCTCATTTGTTTATATTTAGGGTCGTCCACAACACGACTTCTTGCCTGATAAAATACCTTAGCAGATTTTGCTTTAGGACTTGTTGCCCAATCTTTTTCTTGTGGTCTTACTTTACCATTCTTATCATACTTTTTACCATCTTTATGATTTGCATATCTTCTTGATCTTGTAAATCCCATTTCTAAAAACTTTCTACACATATCCATACCAACAAAATCTTCTTGATCTCTATATTGATGATATAAAAATAGTATTCTCATAGACGACATAGCGGCGTCATACGGTGTCTTAAATCGCCAATACTGACATATATCATTCGTATATGGTCTTACTAATAATACACCTTGCTCACCACGACCAATACGATATCTATTGTCGTTTGGTGTAAATAAAGTATTTTTGTAATCTAAATTATAATTAAATTCAATCATTAAATCTTGTCCATGTTTTATGTAAGATATAAAACCATACACCATTGATAGATGGTTCTATTAATGCAACTAAACCTGCTTCAAATAAACTAGCACCTGTAAGCAAACTTACAACGGTCATAGCAATACATATATGTCCTATTGTGTAAATTAAAGCAAGAGCTAAACTACTGCCTTTCAATAAAGTAAATACTTCTTTCATTATTCTTCTTTATCTGTTGAACATATTATACATTTACCATCAACTAAATCACTTTCACAACTAGGACAAATTTCTACCATATGTCCTCATACTTTGCTGCTGTTTCTTCATATTTAAAAGTTCCTTGAGCATGGTAGTATTTTCTCTTTTCTGCATTTTTAAATACTACAACAGTTATCACTATTGCAATTATGAATACAAAGTGAGCAATTGCTGTGTAACCAAAAACTACAAAAGATCCAAAATATAATGAGAAAACAATACACCACATCCATGCTAATAATTGTATTGCTAAATGTCTTACTTGTAAATCAGGAATGTGTCTTAATGGATTTCTATCAGCATTCATAACACCTTCCCAACTATCGTGAATAAATTTAATCATGTTGCACTCCTTCACTAAACCATATTGGTGTTGGTCTAGATGTCCACTTTGCAAAATAAGCCTTTGCTTCTATATAGTAGTTTTTATATGATTGAATACTATCACCAGGTACTATGCATTGTGGATAATGAGACATAGCAGGAGGTGGTTCTACCCAACCGTTATCTTTTAAATTAACTGGTGGGTGTTTTAGAACTTCTTCGAGCAGTTGAATAGTGCTGTGCTGTTTTTTGTAACGCCAGGTATATTCACTTCCAAGCTCGATGAACAATGAGTACAACCAGTTATAGTGTTGAGAAGAAGAACGAGCCCAAACAGCACTAGGATGGTGGTAATGTACCGCTTTGTAAACTGTTGCTTCTTCGTTAGGATTTTCGAGTCGATATCTTTGTACTCGTCTGCCTGTTTTTGATTTTGCTTCATATTTAATGCCATCTGTCATTCGTTTTGCTGTGGATAGTAACTGAGCATATTCAACAATCATTTTCACCACGTGCTTATCAACATGAAGTTCGGCACAAGTTTTTGTATCATTATGTAAATAAAATATATTCATAGTAGTATTATATCAGTTTAATTCTTTTTTGTCAACCTCTTGAAGTTTTCTCATTAACTCCATCATCTTTTGTTTCCAAACATTTTTCATATCTTTATTCTTGGCCTTTTCATATGCCTTATGTAAACTGGCAACCCTTCGCCAAAATATTTCTAAAGACCCATTGTATTCCATTTTAATATT